TCATATTCCTATCGCCATGCCATGGGGCATGGATGGGGCAAAGTCCGATAATTTCTGGTTCAACATGGCAATCTGATCGCTGCTACTGTCGGCCATCCAGGCGCCGTAAACATTGAAAACCATCTGGGCGCTGGAGTGTCCCATCTGGCTGGCAATGAAACTCGGATTGGCCCCGGCAGACAGCGACCAGCAGGCGTAAGTGTGTCTCGACTGATACGCCTTGCGGTGCCTTAAACCTGACCGTTTAAGCGCCGCATCCCATGAGTCACCAACTGAATCGGCTTTGTACAGGTAACCTACGCTGCCACTTTTTTTAACCAACTGAGGATTGAACACAAATGTACAGTCGTGAATAACCGCTCGGCCATACTCCCGCAGTTGTACCTCAACCTGATACTGCCTGCCTAACCTGGTCATTTCCGCCTGATTCCTCAAAGCGTCAATGGCTGGCTTGATCAGGTGAACGACCCTGTCGGTACCGGCTTCGGTTTTTGGTAGAGTGAAATCACCGAGTTTCGTATAATTCCGGCGTATGGTCATCGTTCCATTTTTCAGATCTATGTCTTCCCATGCGAGGGACACCAGCTCACCGTGACGTAATCCTGTGTATACCGCAATTGACCACAGGTTTTTCGTTTGCTGATGCTTGCAGGCATCTATGAAGCGAACGAATTCATCACGTGTGAGCGGATCTGGTTCTATCCTGGCCCTCTTTAGCGGCTTGATGCCGTTAAACGGGTTTTCACTCATATAGCCATTATCAACAGCAAACTGAAACATACCCGCGATCGTGGTCATGTAGTAGTTTACCGTCACCACACTCAACCCTTTATCCCCCGCCAGCATATCCTTCCTGATATAGAGAAGTTCTTCTCTTGTAACAGACGAAACCAGCTTATTAGCACCAACCCTCGGCAGCATGCTTCTCACTACCGATTCATACCTGTTTATGGCATTAGCGCAGATCTCCATCCGTTTAAGCTCAAGCCATCTTTCAGACAGATCTTTCACGGTGATATCTTTCTTGCCGATGCCGAAAGTTTTCAGATTTGGCGAGCTGGGGAATTGGGCCGCATAGTCAAAGGTCCCCATGCGGATAGCGAAACAAACTGACGTTCTCAGCTCCCCGGCCACCTTCCTGTTTTTAGCGGTGTCAGGGACACCGAGGTTTTCCCTGACACGCTTACCTTTAAAAATGAACCATATGCGGAGTGATTTTCCGTGGTTCTCAACGCCCGTTGGGTATGATTCTTTACTCATTTATCCCTCCCGACGTCCAGGAGCGGTGTAAGCTTACCTGTTTCATGCCGCCCGATCACCCAATGGTTGCTTTTGGGCCTGAATCCATGCGTCCACCGCTTTGCGGTTATACATGCATTCGCTGGTTGGCTTCGGGTCACCTTCAGGGGAAACGTGCTTATACTCACGCCCAAGCAGCCAGGATGATTTACGGGCCCGTGTAATGGTGCCGCGCTTCATCCCTGTGACCGCCATCAGCAAGTCCTCTGAAACCCATTCATTTGGCTCGATCTGGATTATTGTCTGCATGCATCACCTCAGGTGCTTACCACGTTCTTCAAACTCTCCTTGGCAATCAGCACAGCGCTGACAGCCAGCCACCAGTTCCCGGCGCCGCTCTGGTATCTCTTCCCCACAGTCGCGGCAGTGAGTAGCTGAAACTGCGTGATGGTTGATGCGCATGTTCTGGATGGTCATTTCCAGCCGGCGCTCTGCCAGCTCGTTGGCCTGATCGATGAGTTCTGCGCTCATGCTTGGACTCCTTTCACGGCCAGAAACGTAGCCATCGCTTTATCAACAATCTTCGCATTGTGGTATTTGCTGATTGCCCAGGTGATAGCGAACAGAATCCAGCGGAAGTGGCTGGTATAAGTCTTAAAGGTCAGGACATCGCAAACATCCCATGCGCTCCAGCCTTTAGGCCAATCAGCGTCATAAACAGCCTGATAAGCTTCCCATTCGTTATTGAAGCCAGCCCGGCATAAGTCGCGGACTATTTCGCGTACCACTGCTTTGTCGCTATCTGGTGTATCATCATCGTCGTCCCAGTCTTCATCATCCTCAGGCTCTGAGTCTTCCTCATCCTCCAGGTAGTTACTAAGCGACTCTTTCAGGCTTTTGCAAAACGCGTCGTGGTCATACTCTTTCGCCAGCATTTCGCGTGCCGAACATCCCGCGCCAGCCTCCAGTTTTTCAGCCCAGTAATGGGTATTGATCCCACCTTCCCAGGCGCCAAAAAAGTCGAACATGTCCGCGATGCGACTGAATGTCCACGTTCCCATGTCGCCGGTTACGGTTAAGTAGCCGGGCCAGGTAATAACGTCGTAGTAGTAGCAAGATGTTCCCGGCTGCTGCATGCGCAGGTGGCGATACAGCCCATCGTCACGGATGATTTCCAGACGGTGAAATGCGGTATCAATCAAAAATCGTGAGTCAATTTCGAAGAAGCTCATAACTCGACTGCCTTACTCAGCTTCTCGCCGAGCGCAAAGATGTAGTCGCGTATTTCTTCCAGTGATTGCGCCTCTGATTGCAGAATTTCACGATGGCAAAGTTCTTTCACCAGGTGCTCAAACTTGCTGTAGTAGCCGAGTCGAGCCAGCGTTTCCTGACCGGCGTTCTTACCATCCTTAATGATGCGTTTCTCGTTCAGGATGAGGTCATGCGTTGACCCTGTGACGACGTATTTATCACCGAGTTCGATGTGTAGGTTTTTGCTCATGATTCCACTCCATACCGCCCATTCATGCGGCCAATAACACTGACAAATTTCACCAGGCTGACACCCATCGGTTTTACCTTCTCGTAGTGCTTGCGAAGGATGGGGGGGCATACAGCGTTCCACTTCGGTTTAGGCTTTACGCTCATCGCTTTGGTTATCTCTTCTGCGCAGCGACGAGCCTGGGCGCGGAGGATGTTTTCCTGTTCTTCTGGCGTCATGCTGCCTCCGTCTTCACAACGTCAATGGCGCAGCCGGGGATCAACTCAACGGAAGCGGTGGCGCACTGGTTTCCCCAGTGGCTCCAGCCTGGCGCTGCGCTGCGGCTGAACAGCTCAATGCGTGGCACGTCACCGTAAAGCAGCTCCAGGCGGTGGCGCACTTCCCACGGTTTCTCGCTGTGAGCGCCGAGCGGGCTGTAGACCACCTGCTTAATGCCGGCATGCTTGCGTTCCAGCCCGACGCCGCGGGTGGCGATCAGCACGTCTTCGGTATTGGCGCGAGTGTGGTTGCCACCGTTCATGCGAGTTTCGGCGTTCAGCAGGGCGAGGAAGTCGTAAAAATCGGTCACATCGCCATCTTCCAGAGCCTTGGTAATGCGCAGTTCGGCCAGCTGGTTCAACTTCACCCAGGTGAAGCCCTTCATCGTGCGCACCGTAAAGCCCCAGCTCTCGGCCAGCTCGATCGCCTCCTGGTTGTGGGTGCCGGTGTACCACATCGCCAATACGGCGCTATCCGCGGCGAGCTCCCACACCGGGAGCCGCTTCATATCGAGCAAGCTCATAGTGGGGTAGTGATCGACGGCGGATCCGTTGCTGATCGTGTTCCCGTAAGTCCAGGCCGGATCGGCATAGATAAGTGAGTAGCGGTTCATTGCGCACCTCTTTTCGTGTCCAGCTCTTCATTCGTATCGAGCTCTTCAGCCAGCCGCTGAGCCTTTAAAGGGTTACTGATCACTTCACCCCATGGCATAAGCCAGCCTTTCACTTCTTTCAGAAAGGGAAGGCGCACCGCGCCAACCCTGATATCGTCCTGAGCGTGCTTCATGCTCGACCCCGTCAAAAGGGAATGTCGTCGTCAAAGTCCGGCGGATTCTGGATGTTCTGAGCGTGCTGATTAGCAGCCTGCTGAAGCCGGGAATGCGGGACTGCATTGGGGTTCTGCGCGTAAGGGTTGGCACCAGCCTGCTGGCGACCACCACCGGAAAACTGAGGATTGCCCTGGACGCGATCGTCTTTATCTTTCATCGACTTTTCCAGGGCAGCGATAGCGGTTGCCGCTTCGTTTTCGCTGTATTCGGCATAAGTGCGACGCGAGCCAGGCTGGAAAACGTGGCGGACTTCGAATTTATAACCGTCAGTTCCATCGCCTTTGGTGTACAGGACTTTCTGCAGGAACAGGCCAACTTTCTTGCCGAGCAGTGCCGGACAATGCCACTCAACACCATTTTCAGTTTGCACCTGTTCTGGCTGAGCGCTCTTAACCTGGGCAGCCCAGAGAAGAGCGGAGATCAACCCCATGCCAAAAGTTTGCTGCCCATCTTTCCCGATGTAGTTGATGCGCAGGTAGTTGGCTTTGGCACCGTCACTGTCCAGGCTCAGCTCGAGCGCCTGTGACTGACTGCCATCCTTACCGAAGGTATAAATGGCTGAGGTAATGAATCCCTCATAAGCGCCGGTTTCGCTAATTCCGCCAGTGGCGCCTGCTTTCTTCGCCAGACTGGCGGCTTCGGTATTCCATACAAAAGACATTGGCTGGTTCATAGTTGTGATCCTTATAATTCGGTCATAAATTCAGTGATAGCGACGTCAACGGCTTTAAGGTCGTTATCCATTTCAGTGAGCCCCGGGAACAGGTCCGGCGGCGCTTTGGCGGTGTCGTTGTCGTCACCCTTAATCAAAAAAACGTGTTTCCCATCTTTCTTGATGGCCCTCAGAACGATGGAGAAGTAGCCCTCAGGGGTAAGCTTTTCGTTCAACATTTTGCCGGTGGTTTTCATCCGGATTTTCCCGTCCGACTCTTCGGTGTGAGCCAGGAAGTAAACCCGGAAGTCGTCCGGCAGGCGGGTGGCTGCCATAATGATTTGCCACACGTGATCGGCCATTTCCGTAAACTTCTGATACCCGGTCTGGTATGCGCGCATCATGTTTTCGTGCTGCATGACCACCTGGAAATCGTCGATAACCAGTACGCGTCTTGTCTTCGAAAGCACCATGCGGTTGATGGAGTCCAGCACCGCATCCCAGGCATCAAAGCGGATGATGTTTCCACGCTGCACAGAGCCATCCGGCAACTCTTTCCCGTTGAGCTTCCAGCCGGTAGCGCGGAATGGCAGCATCTTCGGAATGCATTGCAGTAAAATCACTTCGTCAGGTGTGAAGTTGCGCAGGCTGTATGACTTGCCGGCGCCGCTATCACCCAGGATGAGTACAGGCGTTCCCATATCAGGCTCCTTTCAGCCAGTGTTTAACGGTGAATTCCATGTCTTCGTCCAGATCAGTCCCGAGAAGCCAGCGGAGATAGCCCTTATCCTCTGCAGCAACTTCTTCAAAGGTTTTCCCCTTGTGCTTACCGAAACGCATCCGGTAGAGAAGGGAGGGGCTTGCCGATATCTCTCGCATCTCGCGGATCGTCCACTGCGCCTCGCGTCCCATGTACATCAGCAGCTCCGCGGTGACATAGCAGTCATACAGCGCGCGGTGCGCGTAGAGCCCTTCCGGAAGGGTCGGTTTAAGCCCAAGGCGGTAACGCAGGTACTGGTTGCCATGGCTTTCAAACTCCGGATAAAGCTTCCGCGCCAGCTTCAGCGTGCAAATCCATGGGGCATCAATCTGTGGAAGTTTGCCCTTGTCGAATGCGGCGTTATGAGCCACATAAACGCTGGCACCCAGGTAGCGGCCGATTACCTCGCTGATGAACGGAGCGTCAGCCACCATGTCTTCGGTGATGTGGTGAATGGCCATGGCCTCAAAACCAATCGCTTCAGGAGGGCGGACAAAATCGCTCATCGGGTTGCAGATCGCTCCGCTTTCAATGTCGACGCTGGCGATTTCCACAATGCCGCCTTCAAAGCTGGTTGTTTCGGTATCAATTACGCGCAACATCTTTCATCTCCGTATTGGCGTCGATTACTGCGTCATATTCGGCCAGTTGCCTGGCCGCGTTATCGAGATCTTCTGGCTGCAGGTCATAGGCAATAATCACCATGGCCAGAGCCAGCATTCCGCTTTCCTGACTTACCATCTCGTTCTCCGTGAGGACTTCTGGCGCCCCGGGTGTTTAATGAAATATTTCTCGGCGCACCCTTTGTCGTCGCAGAAATGCGCCTGGCGGCTGGTCATGTAGTTCGTGATGTTGCGAACCACGCAGTCGTTAGGGTGGCGAAGTGCATAGCAGTGTTCGCACATGACTGCGTTGAGGTGCTCCGTTGCGGTGGAGAGGAAAATCTTCTCCTCAAAGCTGCCGGGAACGCCGCGGGAATCGACGTAATCGACCATGTTCTGGGTGATGCCGGCATCGTTGGTAAACACCCCACGACCGACAAGCTTCACGATGTGCCCACCCATTTTCAGGCGTGTGCCTGCAGGCAAAGAGGCGAGACGTTCAGAAGTTAAACGCGGTAAAGGTTGCATGGTTTACTCCTTAAAAAGGTTGTAAGAATCCCGGCACCGTATTGGCTGCCTGATAGCTCAGTTAAATTCGTGCGCTGATATGCGCGGTTAATGCGTCCCGGCTGGTACCAGGTTCGGCATCAGGTCGCGTGCCTCAAATGCTTTTCGAATGTGGCGCAGGTTGCCCTGAGGTTCGAACCAGAAGGTTTCTTTCAGGTAATCACGTGAAACCTTCCAGGTGGCGCCAGTTTTGGCGTTACGCATCATCACGGCGCGTCCGTTGTTAGGAATTGAGTTAGCCATTGAACACCCCCGCAACATGTAGAATTTTCGCAATCACTGCCGACCATAAAACCGTCATGGAAAGCAGCACATAAATCAGTGAACGGATGCCTTGTTTGCTCATTTTCCACCCCAGCATGCGAAGCTAAAAAAGAGGACAGCAACCAAAAACGGAACGACCTTTAACCAAAAATTACGCCATGCAGGCTTGTCTTCTTCGCGGATCATCTTGTCACCCTTCTTAGTAGCCAAACTTATTCAGCGCATCAGGATGCATAGGCTTTCGTGGAATATCGGAAACCTGAAAATTTTTAAGCCAATACTGATAAAACCTGACAGCTATGCTTGCCCTTTCAGGGCTGGGGAACGTGCCAAGATTTCGCATTGTTCCGTCAGCTCTGGCCGCAGCCCTGTATCCAAAATGAGTCTTTACAACGTATTTCATGAGATAGCCCTATAAGCTCGAAAAGGAGATTGATCAGACTTCCGCATTCAATTCGTCGCGGATATCGCCTGCCGCCATCATCAAATCCCAGTCGTTATCGCTCAGTGCGTCCTGAGCAATGCGGTATGAAACTTGATAACGACTCATCAGGTACTGAATCATTTCTGCTTTAGTCATGGTGGCTACCTCGTTAGTTGGGCCTTAAAGCCGGCCAGCTGAGCGTTGTTACAATTATCCGGCGTTGCCGGTGTTGTTTGGATGAGTTGAATATACAAGAATACAACCAATCTTGTAAACTCGAAAATTTGTATTTTATTGTTTTATGGGGTTATCCTGTTGTTTTTTATTGTTATTTATTTTGTTTATTTCTTTTTTTGGAGTTATTCTTGTGATTGAGGCGAAAAAAAAAGCCCGTATTACGGGCTTCTCTGTGGGAGGGAGCTATTTATTGAGTATTTTGTGGGCGTTTTTCGTCATCATGTTGACGGGTAGGCTCCTGAGGTTGTAGATGTAGGTCAAGTAACATCCGCAATCCCTCGGAAAGGATATGTCATTTAGGAAGCCATCAGGACCAACGGTCATCATCTTTTTCTTTAATGCCCATGATCCTTTAATTGCATAAACATTTTTATCTCTATCAGCATGTTCTAAGCATTTTCTGGATCTCCATATCGCTGCAATTGCATTGTTTTCAGTAGCATGAACGTAATCAGTAGCATTCAATAAAGCTTTCGCTTTTTCTACTGAAGAGCCGTTATCTGTGTGCCGGAACTGATCAAGGATTGTTTCTTTTCGGTATTTTTTGCGCCGATATAAAAATATCGCGACAACCGCAATGGTGATCACAGAACCAGACAGTAAAGATAAAATATCCATACCTATCCTCTGCATTGGCTATAGGAGAACGGAATACCAGAATACTCGTCCTATGATTTCAACATCCTTCTCACTGGCTTCCTCGTCTTCTCGATTGAAGCTGCGAATCACCAGGATTCCACCTGGCTTTCGGTATAGTTGTTTTATTCTCTTTAGTTTTTCATCGCCAGCCCCAGGCTGCGCAATGGCATAAAGCTTCCCATCAATTATCCTTTTGTTATTGGTATCTACTGCTACCGTAGTTCCATCAGGAATGACAGGTTCCATGCTATCACCCGTTGCAGGAAAGCAAAGCACACCAGAACCGTCGCTATTAGCTCCAACTCTTCTGAGGGTGGCCTTAGAAAACCGTAACTTAAATCCGTTATGGTCGTCACTTTGAATGCGCCCATTACCGCAAGCAAATTCAATATCTTTCAAGAAAGGAACCTCGACTTCATCATCAGGAAGCGGGGTATTTTTGTCCCACGCATCAACCTGCCCCCATTCTGATTCAGGAGGTAATTCATCTGATTTTTCATGCTCCCCAGTAAGAAGCCACTTAACTGAACATTTTAGCGCTGATGCCAGTTCTGGTAAGTACCTCGGCCTCTTCGTTTTCCCATCCTCGAGCTGCTGTATTGCTTGCTGCGATGTTTGCGCCATTAAAGCTAGCTCAGCCTGGGTAAGGGACAACTCTGCTCGCCTTAGCTTTACTCTTTCCGCAATAGTCATAACCACCTCGTAAATCACACATCCAATGCTTACAAGAAATAAGGTATTTGACAAACAAGTTTGTTTGACAATAAAATACAAACAACCTTGTAAAGGAGGCATGATGGAAACTCTTTCTGATCGCGTAAAAAAACGCCGCAATGAACTAAATCTGACCCAAGCCGAACTAGCTGAATTGTCGGGAACAAAGCAACAGACAATTCAGCAGGTTGAATCTGGTTTAACTAAACGCCCACGCAAGATCATTGAATTGGCGGTTGCTCTTCGATGCGAGCCAACGTGGCTTCTTTTCGGCGAACAGACAACTAAAACAAATGCCGCCTAATCAGCGGCCATTCCAAACAACACCAGAGGAATTATCACAAATGGAGAGTTCAACGACACGCAACAAAGTGGAGGCTCGCAGGATAGAAAGCTGGTTACACAGCCAGATAGCTGAACTGGGTACCACAACTATCGCCAAAGTGGCCGGAGTGAATAAGTCGACGGTGAGTCGCTGGCGGGAAAGTCTGCTGCCGAACATGTCGCTACTGCTGGCCATCCTGATTTCTAACAGGCCGGGAGAGAAAGGTGACTTTGAAGCATGAGTGGGAACAGAAAGGCGAAAGCCGCAGTGGGCAAACACTAACGGCTTTCTACGCGAATTAACTGGATCAATTCACAGGAGTAATTATGGCAAATACTGCCGAAGTAATCAATTTCCCTGTGCCTGTCGTGGCACTACAGGAGCTGCGCGTGGCAGATCTCGACGATGGGTTTACGCGCATAGCCAATGAGCTCCTTGAGGCTGTCATGCATGCTGGTTTGTCGCAGCATCAGCTTTTGGTGTTCATGGCTGTTATGCGCAAAACATACGGCTTCAACAAGAAATCTGACTGGGTCAGTAACGAGCAGATCTCGGAGCTGACCGGCATTCTTCCGCATAAGTGTTCAGCTGCAAAAAGCGCCCTGGTTAAGCGGGGGATATTAACCCAAACTGGTCGCGTAATCGGGATTAATAAAGCGGTCAGCGAATGGTCATCTTTACCCGTAAAAGGTACAGAAAAAATACCTTACCTGAAAAAGGTAACATTACCTGAATCAGGTAAGAAAAGTTTACCCGAATCAGGTAACGCCTATTACCCGAATCAGGTAAACACAAAAGACAAACATACAAAAGACAATAAAGACAATATTAATAACCCCCCTAAATCCCCCCGGGCGGTTTCGTTCGATGCGTCAGCTGTTCAGTTGCCTGACTGGCTTTCTGCAGAAATCTGGTCGTCATGGGTGGCATACCGTCGAGACCTGAAAAAGCCGATCAAATCTCAGCAGACGGTCACCCAGGCTATCAACCTGCTGGACCGCTGCAGACTGAACGGTTACTCCCCTGACGAAATTATTAACCAGAGCATCGCTAATGGCTGGCAAGGCCTGTTTGAGCCAAAGGGCGCCAAGCCTCAACCACGTCAACAAGTGCGAGTTGCCGAAAATTTCGCAGGGAAGGACTACGGGCAGACTGAAATCCCATCATGGGCGAGGGACTGATCATGGAACTGGAAGAAAAAATCACTGCCATTGAGCGGATGCTTGATCAGCTGAGTAAGCCACCGGAAGACATCCCGAATTGCGAGGTGGTTATCGAGCGCGTCTGTTGCGAAAAGCATGGCGAGTATGAACAGCGTAAGCGGATCCTGACCAACAGCATCATCAATCTGCCATCACCGCCGACACGCTGCCCGGGCTGTCTGGAAGACGAACTGAATTTTCTGAAGGATGAAAAGGTTCGTTGGGATAAGCGAGTTCGCCAGCAAACTGCAGAAAGGCTGCTTCGACAGCTGGACATACCAGAGCGCTTCTCCACGTGCACTCTGGACAGCTACAAGCCTGTTGGGAAGGATTCTGAGCGAGCATTACGGGTCTGCCAGGCCTACGCATCGAAATGGACTGATCGCCTACAGCAGGGCGGTGGGTTGGTTATGTGTGGCAAGCCTGGTACCGGTAAAAACCACCTTGCGCTGGCCATTGCCCGTCATGTGATTGAGCACCACCAAAGCTCAGTTGTTTTCACGACGGCACTGAAAATTGCCAGGGAGTTTAAATCTACCTGGTCAAAAACAGCAACGCGCACTGAGGATGACGTGATCCGCTACTTCACCTGGCCAGACCTGTTGATAGTTGATGAGGTAGGCGTCCAGTTCGGTAGCGATGCCGAGAAGCTGATTATGTTCGAAATTATCAATACCCGTTACGAAAAGCTTAAGCCGACGATCCTGATCAGCAACCTGCCGAAGGATGAGCTGACGCAGTTTATCGGCGAGCGCGTCATCGACCGCATGAACGACGGCGGCGGCTGCACGATTTCGTTTACCTGGGACAGCTATCGGGAGAACCGGTCATGAAAAAGAACTCTGGCAAACAAGCCGTTATCAACTTCATCGGCCTGCATCCGGGCTGCAACTTTCAGGATATCCGCCGCGGCACCGGTCTTGACTCTTCGGTGGTCAATTCCTCCCTGTGGCATATGAACCGTGACGGTCTGATAAAGCGGGAAGGTGAGTGCAGAAGCTTCCGCTACACCCTGATCGACACAACAACTATCACTGAAAGCGATCCATCGGTTCAGTATCGCCAGCGTCCTGGCGGCGTAAACCCAATGACCAACCTTTTTAACCAGTGCCTGGCGGGAGTAAGAAAATGATTTTTCTAAAATTAAATCAAAAGACAACGATTGAGCACCAAGGCAAATATGGCTGGGAGCCTGAAACAGTCTACGAGCCTGTGTTTGTTGCCGCTGGACACATCGTCAGTATGTATTTCGCCGGGCTGACAACCCTGAAAATGACCTCAGGAGAGCACATTGACGTTAAAGAGACTCCTGAAGAAATCATCGCATTACTTGAAGGTGAGGTGATGGCATGAATAACGAAATCCAACAGATTGCACAGCAGAACGATATGAGTATTGAGTTTGTTCGCTGGTTCTTCAACGAAAAGAAAGCAGCTTGCGGTGAGCAATGGTTTCTGGCGTTGGGTGCTATGTGGGAAGGCTGGAAAGCGCGTGAAGGAGAAGCAACCGCACTAGCGCTAACTCTTGAGAAGAGTCGAGAAGCAGCAGGCTGCCCGGCTGGCGTAGACCTGCAAGACTGGGTGAAGCAGCTGGCTGCGGAGAGCTTGCAATGGAAAATGTCAATTCCCCCTCGCATCGTAGCCGGGATTAAGGCTGATGGGGTGGAGGAGTTCGTATCCAACACCGTGCATAAGATTTTTGATGAAAGCGAAGCAGTATCAGCTTTGGCTTACCTTTCCTTGGCTAATTCACACGTGAGGCAGCTGCGCGAGGGGGCCGACAAATGAGCAAGACAATGACAAATGATGAGCTTGTAAACGCAGCCATTGAGCTTGCCGGCGAGTTTTACTCAATGCAGGGATATTCGCATCGCCCCGGTTTTAAATATTGGGAGTCACCGCATCCGCACGAGCGCCTGTGTTTTGAAATGGCCTGTCGTGCTTTCGAAATCATCCGTGGTTCTGACGTCATGGATGCTGTTTCTGAGCTGGAGGATGAGGAATGACTGATATCACCGAACTGGCGCAGAGCCTGAAAGCGGCAGCAGAGAAAGCTACAAAAGGGCAATGGGAGTATGAGGCCGGTGCCATCTGGAACACCGATGAGAGCGGTTGGGTTCAGCATATGGTGGCGGTAGAGGCTGGGGATGAAGTAAGCGATGAAGAGCATAAGGCCAACATGCAATTTATTACAGCAGCAACTCCCGTCAATATTCTGATGATTCTTGATGCTCTATCAGAATCACAATCGCGGGCAGAGAACGAGTCTGATTGCGCTAATCGAACTATCAATCTTGCCATCGACTGGCAAATTCGTTGCAAAGACGCAGAGAAGCGCGTGGCTGAGCTGACTGAATTTCTTTCACATATCAAGAAATGCCTGGTAAAAAACCGCGAATACGCACCGCTTAGCCACGAGGAAATTGACACTCTTCTGGGCATTCGCGCAGATGGAAAAGGAGCAGATCAATGAACGATATCACCGAACTGGCACAGAGAGTAAAAACAGAAGTTTCGGCGATTGATGACACTCAGTGGTATCTGGCTAAGCCTTCAGAAATCAGGTTGCTGGTAGAGGCGCTGGAGAAGGCGCAGCAGCAAAATATAAGCGACTTTGAAATCAAAGCCCGTCTCTGCAAAGAGAGTAATAGCCTCCACGACAGGTTGAGAGTAGCAGAGAAGCGCATCGCCGAGCTGGAAGAAGCAGAGCGAAAACTCTGTGCCGCTAACGTGACGCTCGATGCTCGCGCGGAATTGGCTGAGCGCCAGCTGGCTGAGCTGGATTCCCGCACCGTCACCGTGAAGCTGGCATCCCGCCGATTACCATCTGATTACGTTGATGGTGAATTCGGCAATGATGATTTGGCAGCAATACATAATGCGTGTCTGCTGGAATGCAAGGTCAGTGTTGAAAAATATTTGTCAGCGCATGGGATTGTAGTCAAGTGGGAGGCTGAGTGATGTGGAGAGGAACCGAACGCACCAGAAGCCAGATGATACTGACCGAGTATCGCTATGACCATAAAGCCAAAGACTCCAAATCCGTTTACCTGGTGCGGCATAACAGCCGCATTCATCAGACTGTTCTGGAGCAGCATTTGACGATAGAGCGCGATAGTTTCGGTCGTTTCATACCGACTATCGAACTGAAAGACTTTCCGGAAGGACTTAGCGACCGCGAGTCGATGCTTAAACTTGCCGACTGGCTGCACCGCTTAGGCGTGGCGATCGAAGACAACTGGAGCCAACCATGACCAAATCAACCATAACCAGAGAGCACCTGCAGGAAATCGCTGAAGATGGATTCCTGAAGCATGGCGAAAGCAAAGAGTTGGCCCGCATGGCGCTGGCCGCAATGGACAGCGAGCCGGTGGCGTGGGGTAACGGATGCGATAAAACCGTGCCGGCCGCACTAAGATACCTGGCTGAAAATGAGCGACCATTTGGTGGTGAATCGAGATTTAACGCCGCGCATCTGTACCAGCTTGCACGAGAAATAGAGTTAATGGCTGAAGCGCCGCTCTATCGCCACGCGCAGCCAGCAACGGTAACAGAACGTGATCCCATCGCCTGGCTCAATGACGCCTACTTAGCTCGCGGCGTGGTTGACGGTGAGGCTGGTAGCGAAGATGCAGGCCCAGGATATATCCCGGTGTATCGCGAAGCAGGACCTCAGCCAGCGCCGGTAGTATCGGATGATCTACTGAGTATGGCCGCCTCAGCGATAGAAGACCTGCTGGAGCATACCGACCCTAACACTAGCTATTATTCTGGCGTGTGGGCTGATGTGCCTGGTAAGTTGCGCGCCGCCATGCTCCAGGCTGGAAGCTCTCCGGCGCAATCCGATTGCTGCCCGGCGCAAAACCACGCTTCTCCGGAGCAAAATGGCGACACTCCAGCGCAAAGCCAGGGATGGATTCAGGTAAGCGAGCAGATGCCGGAGGATGAACAGGAGGTGCTCACCATAAACAGAATGGGGCATCGCTTTGTATCTTTCTTCGATAAGCACTCAGGGCTGTTTTTCGACAGGATTGATGCGCCAGCAGCATGCTGCATAGAGCACGTGCTAGTAACCCACTGGATGCCGCTGCCAAATCCGCCTAAGGAGGAGAAGTGATGTCGAGGGTTAGTACGGTAGGGGAAATCGTCAGGTCTGACATGGAGCAGTCTGGAGCGATCAGAAAGCGATACTGGCAATCATCATCTCTTCCGTTTCGTGAAAAGCGTAAGCACAGGCCGCAACCTTGCCATTTCAGACGAGATAGGGTGCTTCAAAAAATTATGTGCAGGGAGATGGAAGCCATAGCAAATCGCCTTAGTCAAATCGATGCGTCAACGATTCTGGAGGAGGTTGGCGATGCCTAAATCCCCAGCAGAACGCAAATCCGAGCAGGAGGTAACGAATGGAAAATAAACCAGAGTGGCGGCAGCAGGCTGAGAAACTTGCTGAGCTGTACGGAGCAAGCTTCGTGATATTCAGGAATGGAATGGAGCCTGAGTGTCTCGATCCCACAAAAGTGGTGCTTTCATTTGATGCCGAAAGCAAAAGGCGATTTGACGAGGCAAGAGAAGCCATTCGGCAGGAGCACGAGGAGATGGGATCCCGGCTGACCAGGCAGCGCTTTATACCGAAATGAGGATGATATTGGTATATAATCCCCTCCACAGCAGAGGGGATTTTTCTTATGTCACAGTGGAATATTGCAGCCAAATCGAAAGACGAGCAGGACAAGGTCAACGTCGACCTGGCAGCGTCCGGCGTCGCGTACAAAGAGCGGCTTAACCAGCCGGTGATAGCGGAGCAAGTAGCCAGAGAGCAGCCTGAGCATCTACGGGAGTATTTCATGGAGCGCGTCAGCTACTGCCGCGAGCAGAGCATCCAACTACCTCGCGCTTCCGATCCGCGCTATCTGGAAATGGCCGAGCAGAACGCCAAAAAATAGCATATGCTCGTTTTGCAATTTAGTTTTTAGCCAGTCATAATTCCTTTGTCAGCCTGAGCAACTGACACGATTATCCGGCGCCAAGTGGGGACACATGGCGCACAAAACCTTCCAGCAAATCTTGTCACCGATGGCGAATGCCACCGGCGATTTTTTGCATTCATCGTTTGACCTCTCCGGAGGTGAAGCGTGAAGCAACAATTCCACCTCGTCAACGAAAGCGTTAAGCAGAACGCTATCAACTTCATCCGCACGTTACCGGTTGACCAGAAACGGCCGCTGATTCTCGATATCAAAGAGATGACTCGCACGCTGGATCAAAACCGCAAGATGTGGCCTCTCCTTAAAGACCTGTCTGACCAAGTTACCTGGTTCGGGAACAAATACGATTCCGACGACTGGAAAGACCTCATCACGGCTATGGTTGCTAAGTCCAAAAAACAGGAGCAACGAATGGCGCCCGGACTTGATGGTGGCGTTGTGATGTTTGGTCAGCGTACCAGCAAAATGACCGTTCGCCAGATGGTAGAGGTCATTGAAGCGATCTACTGGTTCGGCACACAGCAGGGCGTCAAATTCAGCGAGAAATCCCGTCTAGAAATTGAATGGGCGAAAGAGTGGGGTGAGCGGCATGGCTAACCCAATGGATCGTATCATGAATGGTCACATCTTTAAGGTAACGACGCGCAGCAAGCGTAAGCAGGAACCAAGCCCATCAGAAATACCAACACTTCTCGGCTATACCGCCGGGCTCGTTGATAAGAAATGGCTGCGCCTGGCGGCAAGGGGGAAACGTGGTTAAGAAACCCCAACGTCGCTGCAAAATCTGCCGGGCAAAATTCACCCCAGCATTCGAAAATCATCGTTGGTGCTGCCCTGAGCATGGCGCTGAATTTGCCATGCAGGAACTGGAGAAGAAGCGCGAAAAGCATGCCCAAGCGAAAGAGAAGAAAGAGCGCGCAGCCTGGCGCAAGCGCAAAGCCGCAGTGAAGCCTCTCCGCCACTGGGAAGATATGACCCAGCGTGTCGTTAACGACTATATCCGCGAACGAGATTACGACTTGCCGTGCATCAGTTGCGGCACGTTCGAAACGGTTCAGTGGGAGGCCGGTCATTACCGTTCCCGCGGTAAAGCATCTCACCTGCGCTACAACGAGGACAACATTCACAAGCAGTGCCATCACTGCAACGTGCAACTGTCAGGTAATCAGCAGCAGTACCGCATTGGCCTGGTAGAGAAGATCGGTACTGAACGCGTCGAGGTGCTCGAAAACAACAACACTCCTCACCGATACACCATCGAAGAACTGGAAGGCATCAGGCGCCATTACAGCGCGCTACGCCGTGCGCTCATAAAACAACGGGAGGCCGCATGAGCAAAATTCAATATCCAATGTCCACTGCAGCTGTTTTTGATGACGTGGTCTATCCCATCCACCTGAACGGACCGCATCAGATAGAGAGCGAGACTATGGGCGCGATCAGATGGTTCTGCCGGTGGAACAACGAGGAAATGGCCGTTGTTAAGGCACATGTGCTGTTTAGCTGCTGGGGCCTTTACCTGACGTATGACCAGCTTATGGCGGAGGCCGCATGAGCCGTGACGTTATCGAACGCATCCGCGACCGCTGGCAAAAGCTCCGCCTCTGCCGGAACCGCGGCACCGTACTGGTTGACTACCGCATACTGAGAAACTTTGTCCGCATCTATCAGACCCTGGGAGAGACAGCATGAACCTCGAATCTATCGCCAAATACTTCGCGCCTAAATCACCAATGCTGAGCGACTCGCCACGGGCTACTGCATCGGATGGCCTAACCGGCACTGACATCATGGCCGCTCTTGGGCTAGTAAATGCCAAGTGCGGATTCGGCTTCGACCTCTATCTGGCAAAGATCGGGGTAAGCACACCTGACCGAGCAATGGAGCTACTTTATGAATCAGCAGAGCGACTATCAATCCGCTTTAACATCGTTTCAGAACTCAGCCAGGACGTTCGCAAAAGAGTTCTCGAAGTTCTGTGCGCTTTTGCATACCAGGATTACACGCGAAGTGCTGCCAGCGTTAGAAAATGCTCTTGCTGCGATGGGACTGGCTTCACAGAGGCTCAGGTGTTCACCAACAAATGCTCATATCCGTGGGGGAAGCCGCCATATTGGGCAAAGATGTCCCGCGCGGTACGCCCAAGCCACTGGGAGTGTTGGAGCGAAATCCGCGAGGTGGTCAAAGTTAAATGCTCTGCCTGTAACGGAAAGGGTGTTATCAGCAATTCGTGTCGCTGCAATGGGAAAGGAAAGGTACTGGATAAAGAGACCAGCGAGCGCCTTGGGATACCGGTAATGAAAGTGTGCGATCGCTGCAGCGGAAAAGGTTATGCGCGCATGAAGTTTTCGACGGTAATGGAAGGGGTAAGGGCCGTTGCTGACATTAAGAAAACGGTAGCTTATGAGCAGCTGAAGCCGTTCTTCGAGGAGCTGGTATCCGAATGTCACAAACAGGAATCATACGCTGATGTCATTCTCTCCCGGGTGACGAGATGATGAGTGTTTTCTATAAAAATATATTTTTGTGGAAAATGGATGTTGCAATTCCCGGAAAAACTGGTTAGATTCATCTCTAACGCTGGGAATCCGTTCAGTCGTTCCGAAGCAAAAAAATTCAAGCCCGAGGTTAACGCCTTGGGCTTTTTCATTTCAGGGTCAGAAGCACAGCGGTTGTGCGTTCGGCTGTTAACCGAATGGTCGAAGGTTCGAATCCTTCCTGTCCCGCCAGATAATGGCCTGACCTGATGACGGGCTCATAATCCAATCCATCAGGGCGTTGCGCCAACAACGCAACAGGCCACCATATCCCTCTACCTTGGGACCCTTACGGCTACCGCGCCGTCGCTTTTACCCTTGGTATTTCTTCCCGCCTTGAGCGGGTTTTTTATTTTCAGGGTCGCGGGAATCACCCTCGACGCTTTGTTGGTAAATCAGCCCGACGGCCCTGAACCTTTTACTGACTACAGATAGCACCCCGAACATTATCGGAGGTGGAGACTATGAAAATGCCTGACAAAATCTTTTCGGCGGCCTCGTACTGCTCGTCAGGCGGCCTAATATGTACCGGTCTGGCAAGGTCCTATGACTGGTTTCATGGCCTTGACTGGAATTTTATTGCTCTGGCCAGCGGCGTGATAATCGGTGTAGCTACCTACCTGACCAATCTCTACTTTAAGCGCCGCTGGACGAAGATGTATCAGCAGTCCCTCGATCGTGGTTATGGTGGCCCGCCACCGCAGGATGAATAGCGATGGCTAACCTGAAAACAAAACTCAGCGCGGCCATGCTGGCGCTTATCGCTGCTGGCGCATCAGCTCCCGTTCTCATGGATCAGTTCCTTAACGAGAAGGAAGGAAACAGCCTGACCGCGTACCGGGATGGCAGCCAGGGGATTTGGACAATTTGCCGCGGTGCTACGCGTATTGATGGCAAACCTGTTACGCAGGGTATGAAGCTGACCCAAGCCAAATGCGACGAAGTGAATGCTGTGGAACGTAACAAGGCGCTGTCGTGGGTTGATCAGAATGTGCGGGTTCATCTGACGCCTCCTCAAAAGGTCGGAATTGCCAGTTTCTGCCCCTATAACATCGGGCCCGGTAAATGCTTCCCTTCTACCTTCTACCGTAAGTTGAATGCCGGTGACCGAAAAGGTGCCTGCGCTGAAATTCGTCGGTGGATTTTCGATGGCGGGAAAGATTGCCGTGTGCGCTCCAATAATTGTTACGGCCAGGTCTCTCGCCGTGATCAGGAAAGCGCCCTGGCATGTTGGGGGATAGATGAATGAGCCGATTAGCAGCCATTATCAGCGCCATTGTGATCTGCCTGGTTGTTTGCCTTGGGTGGCTGGCAATGCATTACCATAACGCCGCCAATCAGCAGGAAACCAGAGCTGAAACCGCTGAACAGCAGGTAAATACCGCTCAGGCCATCACCTCCAACGTTCTGACCACCATGACTATCTTCAACACCATCGCCGAGGCCAACAAAAATGCAAAAGAGCAGATCGCACTGGACGCATCGGGAGCCTCGGCTGATATCCGGGTTGCTGTTGAGAATGATGATTGCACTAATCGCCCTGTGCCTGCTGGCGCAGTTAAGCGGCTGCAACAATTCGCGAACGGTTTACGTCAAAGTGCCGGTGTTCCCGTTACCGGCCAGCCTGACGGCTGACACCCCGCAACCGGAAATCCCAGACAACCTGACGTGGGGCCAGAGCCTCGATTTAAACGTCAGCCTGCTATCAGCGCTGGGCCAGTGCAACAGGGATAAGGCTGACATCAGGCAGGCAGAATCAAAACGTCAGTAGGGCATTACAGAGCCACTTCAAGAGGTGGCTCGATAATGTCACAACGAGGTGAGGACTATGGCAAAACCGGACTGGGGAGCACTGCAACACCAGTTCCTCGCCGAGCATGCCAAAACAGGAATATCCCCGAAAGACTGGTGCGCAGCGCAGGGACTGAATTACTCATCTGCGAAACGCTATATCAAAGTAACGACTTACGGTGCGAATTCGCAAAAAAAAAGTGCGAACAAATCTGCGAATTCGCAGAAGGCAGATCATGCGAAAAGGAGTGTAAAGCCAGAGCCTGAGGGGCAAAAAAAAACTGCGTCAGAGTTCTCAACGCCTTCGCCTTCAGCGCCAGGTGATTTCGGGCTTTCCGACCAGCAGATGATATTTGCACAACACGTCGTCGATGGAAAAACCCGCGTAGATGCATATCGCCTTGCCGGTTATTCGGGGACGGGAAATGCCGCCTATGTGACTGCAAGCCAGCTCCTCAGAAACCCTAAGGTTTCACGCTACGTGCATCACCTGCGTAATGAGCGACAGAAGCGATACGCTGCAGAACTCGATGATGTGATTGGTCAGTTGACCGCAATCATTAACGCTGACCCAAACGAGATATCTCAATACCGTCGCGTTAACTGTCGATACTGCTGGGGAAACGATCACAAGTATCAATGGCGAGATATCGCCGAGCAGCTATCCGCTGAGCGCAAGGCTGAATCGGATGGTGTCGCGCCGCCAGATACATCCGGCGGAATTGGCTTTGTCGACAACGCCGATCCAAATCCAGAGTGCCCTCGCTGTAATGGCGAAGGGGTAGGAGAGCCTTTCTTTGCTGACACTCGCGATCTTGAAGGTGACGCGCGCTATCTGCTGCAGGGCGTGAAGCTGGGCAAGTTCGGGATAGAAATCCTGACAGCGGATAAGGATAGCGCCCGGAAAGAGCTTGCTCGCCTTATCCTTTTGCGGTCGACGAGTGAGCGCCAGGCTCAACTTGATATTGAGCGTCTTGAGCTGCAAAACGAGAAACTCAAGCGGGAAATTGATGTGCTGAAAGACGGCGACAAGGATAACGCGATCGTCGTGCATAACTCGCTGCCTATCCCGGGAAGATAAATCATGGCCGACATTTACCTGCCCACGCTGCACAACGGACAGTTAACGGTCTGGTCTGACTCATGGGATCACCAGCTGAATGCGGTTCGCTGTGGTCGACGCTGGGGGAAAACCTTCATGCTGTCGAGCGCTGCGGTGACCTACGCAACGTCGCAGTTCCGGCGCCCGGGCATGGATATTTCTCTCGGCGGCCGGGTCGGCATCTTTACCGCTGAATACCGGCAGTACCAGGAGATTTACGACAAGCTGGAAGAAATCCTGCTGCCTCTGAAAAAGAGCTTCAGCCGGCAGGAAAAGCGCCTGCTGCTGAAGAACGGCGGCAAGATAGACTTCTGGGTCACCAACGATAACAAACTGGCCGGTCGTGGTCGTGAGTACGAAATTATCCTGATTGATGAGGCGGCGTTTACCAAGTCGCCTGAAATGCTGAAGGAGATCTGGCCGAAGTCGATTAAGCCGACGCTGCTGACGACGAAGGGCCGGGCCTACGTATTCTCAACGCCTGACGGTGTGGACGAAGAAAACTTCTTCTATGCCATCTGCCATAACAAAGACCTCGGCTTCCATGAGCATCACGCACCGACGTCGTCCAACCCCTTTGTTCCTCCCGAGGAGTTGGAGAAAGAACGACAGAACAACGACCCTCGCGTTTTCCGGCAGGAGTTCCTTGCCGAGTTCGTCGACTGGTCCGCTGCGTCGCTGTTCGACGTCCGCAAATGGTTTGAGGGTGAGAACCAGGATCAGCCTGTCGATTACCCTGAGATGTGTCAGGCTGTTTTCGCTGTCATGGATACCGCCGTTAAGGGCGGCACTGAGCACGATGGCACAGCGGTGGTTTACTACGCTGTCGACACCCGTCCCGGCCTTCAGCGCCTGACCATTCTCGACTGGGATGTGGTGCAGATCGACGGCGCACTTCTGGAAGAGTGGATTCCTTCGGTCTTCGCCAGGCTGAATGAGTTGTCCGGTCAGTGCGTGGCTGTAAACGGTAGCCTCGGTGTGTTCATTGAAGACGCCAGCATGGGCAGCATCCTCCTGCAGAAAGGCGAAAGCCTGGGATGGCCGGTCAACAAAATTGAATCCGCCCTGACCAGCAAAGGGAAGGACGAGCGCGCCATTATGGCCTCCGGTTATCACTACCGCGGGCTGGCGAAAATATCCCGATACGCCTACGAGAAGACGGCAGTCTTCAAGGGCGAAACAGCAAACCATCTGCATAAGCAGGTGTCACGATTCCACCTTGCCGATAAGAACGCGCACAAGCGCGCCGACGATTTGCTGGATGATTATACCTACGGGCTGATCATCGCGTTCGGTAGCGGCGACGCACTCTAGCGAGAAAACCAATGAACGAAGATGATATCGCAATCGGCAGTTGCTCTCCGGAGCTGATCACGCTCCTGGACAGCGATGACATTCAGCCGGGTATGTCGGCTGGCTATCAGACCTGCAAAACGATTTACCTCTTCCACCCGTTGGGCGGGAAAATGGTGGATCGCCCGATCAAGATGGCGATGAACGAGCCGCGCACCGTTCACATTTCGCAGGCGTATGGCATTGAGCAGCGTCTCCGCGATGCATTTGAGCGGGAGTGGAAAGCGCTGGGCGCCGATAAACACATCGCTAATGCGGCGCGCATCTCTCGCATTTACGGTGTTTCGGCGATCGCGATGCTGGTTGATAACCAGGAGCCGTCCTCGGCGGTGGACTACCGCACGTTGTATAAGCACAACGTGACATTCAACATTCTCGACCCGCTGAACACCGCCGGGAGCATCGTTCTGAACCAGGACCCGAACGCGCAGGACTTCCAGAAGGTTGACGGGATCAGGGTGGCGGGCAAGCCGTATCACAAATCCCGCTGCGTAGTGCAACAGAACGAGGACCCGATTTATCTGGCCTATAACTCTGCGGCCTTTGGCTTTACCGGTCGCAGCGTTTACCAGCGCGCATTGTTCCCGCTGAAATCCTTCATCCAGACCATGCGCACTGACGACATGGTTTCCGTGAAGGGTGGCTTGCTGGTAACGAAGATTCAGGGACCGAGCTCAGTCGTCAACAACATGATGCAAAAGCTCAGCGGCATCAAACGAATGATGCTGAAGCGAGGGAAGACAGGCGAAGTCCTGCAGATCGGCGCAAATGACAGCATCGAATCCATCGACCTGAGCAACCTGGAAAAGCCGCTAGACTCCTCCCGGAATCACATTCTGGAGAACATCGCAGCGGCAGCTGACATGCCGGCTATCATCCTGAACTCGGAAACATTCGCCCAGGGCTTCGGTGAGGGGACGGAAGACGCTCGTTCGGTTGCGGTTTACATCGACAACATCCGCGAGTGGCTTGAGCCGCTGTATGACTATTTCATCCGTATTTGCCAGTATCGTGCCTGGAGCATTGAGTTTTTCAACTCTCTGCGTGCTGACTTCCCGGAGCTTAAAAACACGTACAGCCTGTATTTCTCCTCATGGATTAACAACTTCGAATATCGTTGGCCGTCATCCATGAAGGAGCCGGAAAGCGAAAAAGTGAAGGTCGACGAAATCCGGTTTAAGGCGATCGTCAGCATGCTGGAAGTCCTTCTCCCGCAGGTCAATACGGATGATGAGAACCGCGCTCTGCTTATCGAGTGGGCGCAGACCAACGCGAACGCCAACGAAAGCCTGTTCCCGCAGCGGCTCGATCTCGATATCGACTCGTTAAAGGATAACCGGCCTCAACAGCCGCAGGGAGAAGAGCCCGGCGGCGGGATGATGCTATGAAGACTTTCACGCGTACCGTACGTGAAGCGGTGAAGTTTTTTCTGCGCAATGGCTACACCTCGCGGCAGGAGCTGGAGCAATGGCAGGCCATTATCAGGCAGGCGGCCGAAAGCGAAACTGATGACGACTACATGAGCATGGTGTCCGATCGGTTGCGTAAGACCTATGATCTGCAGGTAAGCAAGGCTGGAGCGCTGGAGCGCCACAAGGGGCTTTCACGCTTCACGCTGAACTACATGGAGCCGAAGTTACGCAGCGAACTGGATCGCCGCATCCTGGCCAGTGCTGACCTGATAAAGCTGAATCGCACCGCGGCGATTAACAAAACCGTGCAGCGTTTCAGTGGTTGGGCAACCAGCATACCGGTGCAGGATTATGTCGGTGGCGGCCTGTCTGCATCGTCGCGAAGTGGCATTGTGGCAAATGCCCAGCATATCCAGAAAAGTGCTGAGCAGGTCGATTACGAAGCGCGCCGCGTGATGATTGACCAGAGCCATAAGCTGATCGCCAATATCGATAACATCATCGCGACGGGCAATAACGCGATTGCTGCCGAGTGGCATAGCCATTGGCGCCAGCCAGGGTATGACTACCGGGAAGACCACAAGGAGCGTGACAAGTTGGTCTATCTCATTCGTGGAAACTGGGCGCAGAAAAATGGCTATGTCAAAGCTGGCCGCGCCGGCTATCTCGACGAAATCACGCAGCCTGGCGAAGAGGTTTTCTGTCGGTGCTACGTCACCTATCTCTACAACCTCCGCAGCATTCCCGAGGACATGCTTACCCAGAAGGGCCGCAAGTTCCTGGAGTCCATGAAAGCAGCATAGGAGCATTAAAACGTGGCTATTTTTGGCAGCGGGATAATGTTCCGTCAGGGGAAGTTCGTCTTCCTGATCCAGCGCTCGGATGATGGCACATGGTGCCAGCCGGGCGGGACGATAGAGCCGGGAGAGTTAGCCATAGACGCCGCACGGCGCGAGGTGCTGGAGGAAACAGGCTATCAGTACGATGGCCCGCTGACGCCGCACAGCGTGCATGGTGACTACCTGACCTACCGCGCCGACGTGCCGGAGCAGTTCGAAGCGAAGATAAACGACGAATCGCTGGCCGCCGGATGGTTCCATATTGACGATCTGCCAGAGCCGCTTCATCAGCCATTCGCTGAAATGCTGGCGCAGCAGGCGCTCAACGAAACCGACGTGGCCGCGCTCATCGCTGACGGAACGCTCAGCAGCCCGCAATATTTTTACAACATGTGGATGTTCGCCATCCGGGTGACCGGAACGGGGGTTACCTGGCGATCTGCAGATCAGGAGATGACGTTCCGTAACCCGGACGACTATCTCACCCCTGAATTTCTCCAGCGGGTAGCTGGCGTACCGCTTATCTGGCTTCACCCCGAAAAAAGAACACTTGATAGCGACGAGTTCTCAAAGCGCGTTATTGGCACCCTGACAAATGCCTGGGTTGCCGATAAGGGCGAAGTGTGGGCCGTTGCGCGTGTGTACGACGCCGAAGCTGCTGAAATTATGGCAACAAGGCAATTAAGCACCTCGCCAACTGTGAAGTTCTCTGAGGTTGCTCAATCAATCATTGTCGACGGTCAGCCTCTACTGGTGGAGCCATCCCCCGAGCTGCTCGACCACGTTGCAATTTGTGAACAGGGCGTATGGGACAAGCTCCTTAACCCCACCGGTGTTAAATCTGATTCCATTCCCAAAGAGGCTGAAAATATGGATAAGGAAGAACTCGTAGCGCTCATTAATCAGACGCTCGATGCACGTATGGCTAAGGCTGATTCAGAAGCAGCAGACCTGAAAGCCAAAGCTGATGCCGAAGAAGCAGCTAAAAAAGAAAAGGCTGATGCTGAGGCAAAAGAAGCGGAAGAGGCGAGAGCCAAAGCCGACGCGGAAGAGAAAGACGCGAAGGAAAAAGCTGATGCTGAAGCCAAAGAAAAGGCAGATGCCGAAGAGGCTGAGAAAATGGCAAAAGAAAAAGCCGACTCTCAAATCCTCCAGGAAATTGCTGAGCTTCGCTCCCGCATTCCTACCGAACTTAGCGACGAAGAGCGCAACGAAGTTGCAGAAGCGCAGGTGAAAGCCGATAGCGTCTTCTCCAGTTTTGGCAAGCGCGCCCCGATCCCGCTGTCAGGTGAAAAACCGATGGCGTATCGCCGCCGGCTGATGATTCAACTGCAGGAGCATTCGCCGGACTACAAAGCTGTCGACCTCTCTGCCATCGCTGATTCTCAACTGCTGAGCACTGCCGAAAAGCATATCTATGCTGATGCGCAGAAGGCGGCCAGCCTGTCAGTTGGTCCGGGCATGTTGCGCGAGATTAAGCGCGCCGATGCTACCGGCCGTCAGATCAGCACCTTTGAAGGCGATCCCGCCGTCACCTGGGCGCCGTTCCAGTCTGGCAAGCGTCAGGTCACCAGTTTTAACAACCAGGCTTAACGGGAGCTCTGAAGCATGGCTAATTTATCTCTTAACCCGATGGCGACCACGAATGCCGCTGGTTCCTTCGGTGTGCAGTCTGATGGCTTCATTCAGGGCGTTGCTCTGGATGATCCGGCAAACCGCTTTAACCTGGCGTCAGGTACCGTCGCCGCCACCGAAACTAAACCGCTTTGGGGCGGTCTGCCGGTTGCCGAGTTGCTGCCCGGTGTGAACTCCAGCCCTCGCGGGTCGACTATTCGTCGCGCTGCGTCACTGGCTGAGCTCGAAGGCTTCACCGTCTTCAACCAGGCCCACAACGGGCTTACCACTCCGCAATCACCGGTTCCGCTGTATGCGTCCGGCATGAGTGTTTCATTCTATCGCCTCGGCTCCAACATGCGCGTTCCGCTGAAAGCTTCAGCGCAGGTGGTCGCACTGGGAACTGCTGGCGCATCGGTGAAAACGCCGCTGGCGTGGGACTTCGTCAATAACCAGGTGACCACCGCAGCCGCTGCGGCTTTTGCCGGTTCTGACATTGCCACCACTGCCGTGACCTACTCGAACGGCGTGGCCACCGCCACCACCGCATCCGCGCATGGGCTGACTGCTGGCCAGTATGTGAAGATCAGTGGCGTAGCTCCGGCGGCCTATAACGGTACCGTCGTTGTGCTGACCGTGCCGAGTGCGACAACCTTCACCTATGCGCCTGCCAGCGCGCCGGGTGGCTCCGCGACCACGCAGGGCACTATCGGCGCTGTGGCTCAGGCAGACATCACCCTGCCGGTGAAAGTCATCTCCATCGAGAGTGGGAACTCGAAAACTGTCAGCTATGACAGCGCGACGGGCTTCCTTACCTGGAACAACACCGACAGCTGCGCGCTGGTCTTACTTTAATCGGGAGCTTTAAATGGCTGCAATTACCCCCAGCTACACCATCGTCAACCCATCGTACATTGCGCCGGAGTTGATCATTGGTTACCAGCAGGCGTCCGGTGCGTTCGAAACCATCGCCAGCGGTAACCCGCAGGTCCGCCTTGGCGTAGGCGACCAGTACGTTTATATGCGCCGCCTGGATATCCGCACCCAGGTGACCTCCAGCCAGTCCGGCAACGCCAACCAGCTGCCGAGCGTGGCGCTCGAGGCGCGCATGATCTCCACTCCAACCTACCTGTTCCGTTGCCGTGGTATCTACGATCACCACGACACTGCGGCGGCCGGTAACTGGAACGTGGCACTGCCAGAAGCTCAGCGTCTCGGCATGCGCCAGGGCATCTTCCAGCAGTTGCGCTCTGCGCTGCTGTACGGCATGAACCCGGCGGGCGGCGAAGGCCTGCTGAACACCGCAGGCGCGACCACCGAAACACTGCCGGCGGACAGCAGCGGAAATACCACTGTACTGACCTATGACCATGGACAGATGGCGGTCTATTTGCTGGGACATGTACAGGCCGCGCTGACCCGCACCATGCAATTGGGTCGCCAGCAGCGTGTCGTTATCCTCGGGCCGCAGCGCGTGCTGGGCGCGATGGAGATTCAGCAGATCGTTCAGTTGACCTCTTATCAGCGTCCTGGTGGTGGTACTGATACCGTCGCCGGAACAATGAAAGAGGTGCTCCGCGGCGCGAATGTCCAGGTTGACTGGGTATACGACGACACGCTGATCGGTGCCGGTGCCGGCGGTACTGACGCGGTGGTTATCACCATCCCGGAAGTGGAAGTGCCGATGGTCAACTCCACCGTGAACACCAACGAATTCGCCAAACTGAGCCCGTCTCTGGCGGCGAATGCTCTGATGTTCACCGACATGGCGGCACCGATGGAAATCCCGACGCCAATCCCAGGGGGCGCTATCGACGTGCTGTCTGAAATGCGCTCTACGTCTGGCTGGGCCGTCCGTCCGGAGGCTATCACCATCCTGTCGATGGCATATAGCTCCTAAAACGCGAAGTTGAGAAGTGCTTAAGCCTCTGCATGGATACCTGTGCAGGGGCTTTTTTACGAGGGTAAATAATGAAACTGTTCATCGCCAACACCACCAAACAGCGCCACATCTTCACTTTCCGCCAACTGGAAACCGGGCGCCTTCGCCAGATCCCCATTGAGCACGGTTCGCAGATGCAGGTTCTGGATGGCTCGACCGAAGAAGTCGAAGCAGTTATTCAGCATCATCAGGTTTACGGCCTGGTTGACTCAACCAAAATCGACCAGAGTCAGGCATTTGTCGGCCTGTGCTACAGCATCAACAAACCCGTTTCCGCCAGCGTTATTGAGAAAACCATTCGCGATAACGATGGCCATCTGACCCGCGGCGCTCATAACCGCCGGCAGGCATCCGTCGCTGCGCTGGATAACACACTGCGCGAAAGTGGTATCGGTTACGAAGGTGATATGGAATTCAGCGCTGAACAGGCTAAGGGGCGGGAAGACAATTCCGACGAGCCAACAATCAGTGAAACCATTGTCACGCCGAAAGCCGGGAGTAAGAAAAAATGACAACCAGTCTGTCGGGATTTATCGAATTTGTTCGATCTGATATGGGCATCACCCCCGACCAGGTTCCCGACAACTCGCCGTCTTTTTCTCTCGCCTATGGCGGCGCCGTTGAATGGGTAAACCCGGACATCGCCTGCGTTATGCCGAACATGTACAGCATAGCCGTTTATAACCTTGGGGCGTCGTTTCTCATCAATTACGGGACAGAGGCGGTGTTTGCTGAGTTCCGTAAACAATATGGACTGAACGACTTCAAGGCCGGGGTTATTACTGGCGCCGGGGATAACTCTACCAGCGCACAGCGGCTGGTCCCTGATTTCTTCAAAGACCTGTCGCTGGCAGATCTGCAGATGCTCCAGGACCCCTGGGGGCGTCGCTACCTGATGATCGCTCAGCAGTTCGGGAGCTTGTGGGGCCTGTCATGATCACCTTTCATCTGGGCGTTATCGACATCCCATACGAGGACGAAGACACCACGACGGGGAGCGTAGCGGAAGAGCTGGAAGCGAGATATCAGATTATGCAGACGTTCTTTGACCGCTACGGGAACGACATCGCTGATCTGATGAGCAAAGACCTGGCCGCAGCGTTTGAAAACATGTTCGCCGGCGCGCCGCCGGCAAAAGACCCTCTCGCTGAGTCAATGTCCAAAGTTCACGATCTCTTTGTCGGCTTCCTCGATAACACCGAGATGAACGGCCTACCTGGCGTACCAACGCGCCGCGCGCTTGAGGGCATATCGAAGCGCTTTAAAGGCAAAAAAGGGCCACCGCGGCCTTCGTTCATTGATACAGGAACCTATCAGGCAGCTATGCGAGCCTGGGTAAGCGGGGTGCTGAATGCCTTCCCTGAGTGAGTTACAGAACGCCAAAACCGAGCTTAACGCTACCCTGACGCAAGGGCTGGATGACCTGAGCAGGTTTCAGGTGGTGACGTTCACCAAGTACATCAGAAAGGTGCTTCCGCTTGATGGCTTCGTGTTCTGGGTGAAAGCCTCGGTTCTGTCTGACGATCCGAGCAATGAGCCGGATACAGTGGATGTGAAGGGCTATCTGCACCTGACGACAGAAACCATTCAGGACGACGAGCAACTTTACGATCGCAACGTAGTGACGTTCACCGCGCAGGCGGACATCGACCCGTTTAACGACATCGGGTCAGAGGTGCTGTACATCGGCGAGTTCTTTGGTGTGCAGTTCTCGTTCTCCCGGCGTACCGGGCTGAATGAGCCGGCGAACCTGTACCACTACACCGGAGAGGCGATTTTCCCGCATATGCGGTCGCAGATCATAAACTCTGCGGATGACATAGACCTCTCTGACGTGGTGGTGTCGAGCTCGCTGCCGATCTGGCTGACCCTGAACCAGTACATGCCGATGTTCCCGGCGATGCTCTCAACGCAGAACCTTTCGCCGCCCTATGCGACGGTGAAATGCAGTAACACGTCACCGATCGCCGGCGCGTTCTATCTGGACGAGAAGCAAAACCAGTATCAGCTGGTATCGGAAGATGTGACGCTTTCGGTCACCGGCCTGCGTAACGCCAGCATTGAAGACTTTGTGCGGTATGTGCAGGACTACACGACCGGCGATGCCCCGGAGATGGGGATCATGAATATTCCCGTCGTGCAGGATGAGCGAGTCACTCAGAACGAGCTCAACATCATCGCCATGCGTAAGACCATCAAATTCAAAATTAATTACTACCAGCAACGGATGCGTAACTTAGCGCGCCAGCTGATCACGTCTGCAATTCCGTCCATTGACCCGGAGAAATAAGTAAATGGCAATTGTTAATGTTAACGTGTCGGTGACGAATCCGCCGAAGCCCTCGCAGTTGTTAAAGTCCGGGGCGATGATTTCTATGGGCGGCACGACGCTGAATGCCGGTGAATATCAGCTGCTGACCAGTGAAACCGACCTGGCCGACATCCTCGCACCGGCGAAAACCATCTCGACGCTCGCCTGGTCTACTGGCGTGGTAACGGTCACGCTGGCTGCCGCTCATGGATGGACTAACGGATCACAGGTACCGGTGATCATCTCCGGAGCGACTCCAGCGGGGTACAATGGCGCCTATACCGCTACGGTGACAGGCACCAACACCTTCACCTATCCGCTGACGACCAACCCCGGCACCGCAACGGCAATGGGTACGGTAAAAACGGTAGTTCAGAACGAAATTTCCCAGATGAATACCTCGTTCTGGGCACAGGGGAAGACGCGAGCAGTTTATGTGCTGGAGCTGGGCGATGTGTCCATGACAGACGCCGTCGACGCGCTGAAAACCTTCATCGCTGAAGACGTCTCTCTAGGCAATACCTACCAGAAATTTTTCTCCTACCTGGTTCCGCGTGAATGGGATTCGGTTGCTGAATTTAAAACCCTGACGGGTCTCTATACCTCGCCGGGCAGCCTGGTTTACTTCTTTGTCACCTCGACGATCGCCACCTATGAAGCGTGGACTGCGACGAAAAACAAAACTGTTTTTGCCGGCGTCGAGGCTCCGGATATTCCGGCGAGCGAGTTTTCCATGGCCGGCCCGTTCCAGTCATCCCTGGCAAACGACCCGGGGTCGAGCAACATGGTGCCGCCGATGTCGTACCGCTTTATGTACGGGCTGACGGCGTACCCGCTGGAAGGCAACAGCGCGCTGCTGAAATCGCTGCAGGACAATAACATCAACTACATCGGCACCGGCGCCGAGGGTGGTCTCAGCAACAAAGTGCTGTTCACCGGCCGCATGCTCGACGGGAACCCGTTCAACTACTGGTATTCGGTGGCGTGGACGGCGATCAACCTTGAACTCGATCTGGCGAATGAAATCATCAACGGCTCGAACACGACCGTTAACCCTCTGTACTACGAGCAGAAGGGCATTGACCGCCTGCAGCGTCGCGCGCTGAAAACCTTGCGTAATGGCATCAGCTATGGACTGATCCTCGGTCGCGTCATTGACACGCAGCTGACGCAGGAAGATTTCAATACCGAGTATGACAAAGGCACGTACGCCGGTAACGCCGTCATCAACGCCGTTCCTTTCAGCAACTATAACAGCCTGAACCCCTCCGATTACCAGGAAGGCAAATATAACGGGCTGAGCGCCGTCATGACGCCGCGCCGCAGCTTCGAATCCATCACGTTTAACGTGAACGTAACGAACTTTGTAGGGGCGTAAAAAATGGCGAACCCATTAGTACCGCAGGGCTTTCTTAACCGCGTACGCGGGGCTCTTTCCGTCACAGATACACCGGCGCTGAACGTTTCGGCGTCGTACCTGGCAAAGGACGGCATTAGCCTGCGTCCGGACGGCCCGGCGACCGATATCATCCCTACGATGACCGGCACCGTCGGCAGCCAGGCACCGTATCAGCAGGTAACGCTGACCGTGCATCTCCTGAAAACTCAGGGGCTGGGCGAAAGCTACCGGCAGCGCTTTTTAACCGACACGTCGCTGGGTGAGCTTGTAGTGACTCCGGACGCAACGACGTTCGGCAATATCACGCTGCTCAACTGCTACCTTGTCAACTTCAATGAGCTGGCTTTTAGCGGGATGGACCCGGCTTTTGTGGTAACCATCAGCGGCTATATGGTCACTAACGACAACATGTGGGTGTAATGCATGAAAATCGACAAGAAACTGAATCTGGTCACCAATATTACCCGCGAAGACGGCTCGATCGTATACCTGCATGTGACGCCGTTCCCTTATGAAGTGGTGGAAGAGCACTGCATTCTGCTGGGTAACCTGTTCACCAAATTCATCTCGCAGGTTGGTGGCCTTGGCGCCGCCAGAGTCGCCGCGATGATGCTTCGTCAGAGCCTGAAAGCTGAAACAGATAACGGTCGGACAGGGCCGAACATCGTTGATGAAATACAGCGACTGACGGTCGTTATCCATAACGTGGGCGGCCAGTGGAAAACCACTCCCCTTGAGGTGGCATTCAATCAGGGGATTATCGACCCTGATGAGTATCGAGAGGTCGAAGGCGAAGTGGTTTTTTTTATGGTTTCCTCTGCTATTCAGAAGGCAAACCTGATCGCGCCGACCGTGGGAACGGTAATCAAAATGTACGATGGGCAACTAACCTCATCGAGCGTTACGGCGTTCCGCGATTCGTTGCAGACGTCGAAGCCGGATACCGATACCCCGACCCAGAATGCCCCGCCGGAAACGTCATTTATACCCTCTTAGACTGGGCGTCTAATGAGGGCTTCTGGCAGGTGATAAGGGAGATCACCGGCGAGGAGTATGCCAGCCCGGCGCAGTACCGGCAGCGCTACCTTCTCGCCGCGCTCAAAGAAAGAGGTTTCTTCAATGGTAGCTAAGTCGATCGTCGACATTGACGTAAATGACGACAAGTTTGTCGCGTTTATGGAAAGGTTTCGCGAGTACCAGAGCGCGCTGGATGATTTACCGGAAGCCTGGCGGGTAGCTGCCGTTGGTATTGGCGAAAGCAGCAAGCAGACCGAAAAGGCCAAAGGTGAGGCGAAGGGGTTGGGCGCGGAGTTTAACGCCGTGGCCGAGGCCATTCTGACCATCAACAGCGGTATCGATCGGCTCAATACCAACCTGGAAGACTCGAAGAAGAAGCAGGATGAATTCAACAAAAGCACCCGATCTGCGAAGGGCTTCCTCAGCGATGCGAAGAAAGACGCTAAATCGCTGGCAGGACATATCAAGGAAGCGACGGCCAGCCTTCTGTCCTGGGGGGGTATTGTCGGGATATTTACCGGCGTCTTGGGCGTTGGCGGCCTGTTTGGCATCAACCGCCTGGCGGCCACCACCGGCGCCCAGCGGTTTACTTCTCTTGGGCTCGGGACGAGCATCGGCGCGCTTGATTCCACCGCTATCAACTACCAGAAAGCACTGGGTAATCCCGCGGGGACGCTGGGCGCCATCCGCGACTCGCAAATGGACCTGTCGAAGCGCTGGACGTTTCAGGCGATGGGGATTAACAATCCCGACCAGGACCCGGCCAAACTGCTCCCGCAGATGATCCGCAACGCGCGCGATATCTTCGTGCAGAACGGCAGCACGCTGCAGGGCGCACAGGCGCACGGCCTGACAAACTTCTTTACGCTGGACGACCTGAACCGCTTCAAAAACATGAGCGATGAGGAGATCACCGCCATGGAGAAGCGCGCGCAGCAGGATGCGCGCATGTTGCAAATTACCGACCAACAGGCGCGCCAGTGGCAGGATTTTAACGTCCAGCTCGACTACAGCAGCCAGAGCATCAGAAACACGTTTGTGCGCGGTCTGGGGCCGCTCACTCCGCAGCTGAGCAAGCTGTCTGATGCGCTGTCAGGCGCGATCGACACTGTCCTGAAATCACCTGAACTTGGGAAATGGATTGATGGGCTGGCAAGCGGCATTGAAAAGTTTGGGAATTACCTGGCATCCCCGGAATTTTCGACAGATGTAAACGAGTTCATGTCGAAGATTGAGAAAATGGGAAGCATTATAGGTAAGGTTATTGACTGGGTATCAGGGAAAACCAGCATCACCACTTCGGATATTACCTCTGGCTCTACCATCACTAACCCAGGTTTGCGAACAGATCCACAAACAGGAAACACCTATACCCCAGGGAGTGATGACGATCCGCATGTCTGGGGATGGTTAAAAGGTGTAAAACGATTCTTTGAAAATGGAACTGTCAAGGCAGTTGACCCAACTCCAGCTAATACCTCAGACCGGAACAGGACAATTGCTGACAGGTTTAATAACCCTGGGAATCTGCGCTGGGCGGAAGGATATGGAACTGAAAATACCAGAAGTGGGAAATTTGCGGTTTTCCCCACGCTTGATGAAGGCGTGCTGGCTGCAACTAAACAACTCCAGATTTACGGTTCAAAAGGGATTAATACGGTTCGTGACATTGCAAAAAAATGGGCTCCGTCAAACGAAAATGACACTGAGTCTTATATAAGGCATGTCGTTAAAACAACGGGATTTAATGAAAATCAGCAACTGAATCTTAATGACCCACAGACACTGGCAAAACTGATATCCGCAATGTCCCAGAAAGAGGGGGCTGGAAGTAGGGTTTCGGAAGGCGCAGTAATTCAGATTTATAACAATACAGGCGGAAACGCAATTGTTTCAGCCGCTCAGTTAGGAGTGAATAGCTAATGGGATTCACTCGAGAACTGTATAAGCTGGGGTTTGAAGTATCACCGGTGATTCTGTGCAACGGGATTGCGCAGAGCATCCCCGGCGGAATGCTGCCCATTGTGGCTTTGACGCAGAGTGCGAGCTTTGTCACAGGGCTTTTGGGCGGCGCATTCAACCTTACTGACCTCGATAAATATTTTTGCCACTGGAAGCCGGTTCAGGGTGGGACGATGGTCGACTACGACATCGCAAAATACCCGTTTGCTAACCAGACCGTTGCCGCTAACGCGCTACTTGCTCAGCCTTTGCGCATTGCGTTGATGATGGATGCTCCGGTGAATGAAAATACTGGAGCGATGACGAAATTCGTCACTCTCAGTGCGCTGCAAGCTGTTTTGCAGGCGCATGCAAACCTTGGAGGCACCTATATCGTCGCTACGCCAGCGCTGTTTTATAGCGGTTGTATATTGCGTACGGTTAAGGACATGACCAGTTTTAATGAGGCTGTGCCTCAGCGATCCTGGTTATGGGATTTTGAGCAGCCACTGGTATCTGAAACAGGGGCCGAGCAGGCGGTTAACAGTTTCCTGAGCAAAATCGATGGAGGAACCCGGCAAACGGATGCGTCATGGACAAACACTGTCGCAGCCCTCGGGAATACCTCTCTCGGCGGCACCGTGTCAGGCGCCGCGAATGACATAGTAGGCCTCATCGGTAAGCTGAGCGGGGAGTTTGGCCTATGACGACGGATACCTACACGTTTACCGGCAATGAAAGAGAGAGCGTAGCTTTTACTCCGACGCTGGATGGAACGGTTTATAACTGCCAGGTGAAGTGGAATATCGCTGCACAGCGGTGGTACATCCTGATCACCGACAATTCTGGCAATACCATGCTGAACACCCCAGCGGTGGGCTCTACCAATGGAACCGGCATAAATCTGATAGCTGGCGTTTTCTCCGGAACAACCATGATCTGGCGGGAGCAAAATGGCGTAATTGAGGTGACCAGCTGATGAGGTATTACGATTTCCAGATTTTTGACCAGAAAGGTAAGTTATACCGCCAGTACAAAAGCCTTGATGCCTATGGCAATTATAACCCTGGTTGCCTGATGGTGGAGTTCGACATTCAGAGGTATGGAATGTCCACTCCGGTAGGATCAAGCCTCGTCAGGGTATTTGGCGTCAGCATTAAAGAAATGCAGCAGGCTGAGCAAAACATGTTCGGTATGACCATTAAGGGGTTTGTCGGTATGTCGAAAGGTTTACCGCTGGCCAAATCTTACCAGAGCGGGATGATTCTGGAAGGTATCATTCAGCAGCCATTCGGTAACTGGCAGGGGATCGATCTTTCGCTGGACATGATTATTACAGCAGGGGCTGGATCAGTAGATCAGCCAGTGAACATTACAATGCCGTGGATAAAGGGGCAAAAGCTATCTGTTGCGCTATTTTTTGCGCTTCAGCGTGCCTTCCCGGGATATAAAATAAATATCAACATCAGCGACTTGCTGGTACTGAATTACGATTCCCCTATTTACTGTTCGACCATGCAGCAACTTGCGTCGAACCTTAAAAAACTGAGCCGTAGCATTATCAGGGATGAGAATTATCTCGGCGTGGAAATGGCTATGTTTCCAGGTAAAGAGATCAGAGTATGGGACAGCGCAGCGACTGAGAAAAAGAAAACCCCCATTCAGCTTGAATTTACCGATCTCGTCGGGCAGCCGGTATGGATTGAATACAACCGGGTGATGATCACCTGCGTAATGAGGGCGGATATCCAGGTAGGTGACTACGTGAGGATGCCTGCCGGCGCAATGGCGGTAACGCAGGCCTCATCATATTCTCAGTATCGCAGTAAAAGCGCCTTTTCCGGGGTGTTCGCTGTGCAGACCTGCAGATGTGTCGGAAACAGCAGGCAGCCAGACGCTGCAAGTTGGGTAACCATCTATGAGGCGTATGTGACGCAGGAGGCCTGATCGTGACTATAAGTCAGCGGCTTAACTTCGCCAAGAGCATGAACAATTTCGCTGAGGTAAAAATTGCCGAAGCAATGGAGCTGGTCGGAAAGATATTGCCTGCAACTGTCGTCAGGCAATCAGGGAAAATGATCACTATCTCGTTCAGCCTGACGAACATCCCATTCACGCTGCCACAGGTAACCATTCCTCTCTTTGGACCAGAGTATGTGCGCTATCCAATGCAACCAGGCGATCGAGGGATTGTTATCCCTGCTGATACCTATATCGGCGGAATGAGTGGCCTGGGTGGTGGTGTTGCCGATCTGACTCAGCCTACGAACCTCAGCGCGCTGGTTTATCTGCCGATCAGCAATACTGAGTGGCAGGACGTCGACGGGCAGGTGGTGACGGTATACGGCCCTGAGGGTGTAACGCTGCGCGACAGCGGCAGCAACACGACGTTTCTCCTGAAGCCTGACAGCATCGCTATTTCCACACCTGACAGCTTCACGGTGACCGTTGGCGGGACAGTTTTCTCACTGACTGGTAGCAAATGGAGCCTTTCAGGCGAGGCAGGGCATCTGCAGGACTCTGTGGCCAGCACCAGCCCGGCAATCATGCACGCCGGGTGGCAATCGCTTCTGGCGTGGCTTAACAGCCATGAACATTCAAACGGCAACGATGGAAATGATACCGGGGGGCCGACTTCAACGTTTAACGGGAGTATCACCGAGTGAGAACCTATGGCCGAAACTCTGAGGGGAAGTGGGTCCTGGTGGAAACCGATGAAAATGGGTTTAATGACTCGGTGTATTTGACCACTCTGATCCAGAATCTGAAACTGGCGCCGCAGGAGTCGCCCTTTTATGCGAACAACGGAATCCCGGCCGCCGGGTCGGTGATCCAGCAAATCCTGCCGACGTATTACGTAAACCGCATTCAGAAACAGTTCAGCCAGTATTTTTCCTCGCTGCAGATTGCGCTGATCAGCGACGACCCGCCTGTTTATAACATCTCAGCAATCACAAACGCAGGTTCAAAAATAATTACACAGGTGGCCGTATGAGCGATTTACCAGTCAGCTATACGTCAGCGGGCCCGGTCCCTCTGACGGCGGAAGAGTTACGAGCGCAGCTCGTTTCCCAGGCCATTGCGCTATCTCCGGGACTCACAACTGAATTGCCGGGATCTCTGATTGAGGATGTGGCCAGTACCGATGTTGGAGCGCTCATCGTCTGCGATCAGGCAAGGGTTGACCTGATTAACTCCGTGGGGCCACTAAAGGCTAACCTCGCCATGCTAGAGCTTCTAGCGCAGCAGGCTGGCATCCCGGGGCAGAAAACGGCTGGAACGACAACAGTGCCGGTCCAGTTCTCCGGCCCTGCGGGGTTTGTTATCCCACAGGGATTTATTGTCTCTGATGGGAACTATACCTATTCAGTCAGTGATGCGACGATTATCTCGTCGTCTGGAGTGTCGGCCAGCGTGTCATGCGAGGGAACGGAGACCGGTACCTGGGCGGTGCCGGTGAATACAGTTAACCAGATAATCACCAGCCTTCCTTCTGACATCACCATCACCTGTACCAACCCGATCGCTGGCACCCCGGGTGCTGACCCGGAAACGAATTATCAGTTCCGTGATCGCGTATGGCAGGCGCAGATGGCCACGGTTCAGGGATATCCTGGATTTATCCGACAACACCTCACCAGTCTTGATAACGTGCAGGCGCGCCTGGTTTCTGTCATTCAGGACGGGGATAAGTGGATAGTCATGTGTGCTGGAGGCGATATTTACGATATTGCTGGAGCGCTCTATAAGTCAGCTGGAGATATCAGCCGGCTGAAAGGATGTTCATTGAACGTAACGGGAATCACGAACGCAAACCCTGGCGTCGTCAGCACAGACCTGACCCATGGTTACACCAACGGCCAGGTTATCAGGATTACTGGCGTTAGTGGGATGACGGGTATTAATGACGTCCCTCTGACCGTGACGGTACTGTCTCCTCACACGTTTTCCATCGGGATTGATACGACCTCATCAGGAACCTGGGGAGGCGGAGGAGAGGTGACGCCGAACGTCAGAAACAATACCGTGACGGTGAATGACTGGCCTGATAACTACGTGATCCCGTTCGTGACCCCATTACTGCAGCGCGTCACAGTAACGTATCAGTGGGGCACCGAAAGCGTTAACTACCTGACTGATGCCACGGTCGCCTCTCTGGTCTCGGCACCTACGATTCAGTATGTGAATGGCATATTCGCCGGGAAACCGCTGAACGTTAACAACCTAAAAGACGCATTCTTGCAGGCGATTAACTCGACAATCGACATGGGGCTGATCAGCACTCTAAACGTCGTGGTCACCATCAATGGTGTGATAACGCCACCGGATGCCGGGACGAATATCATCAGCGGCGATAAGTTCAGTTATTTTTATATCGCGTCGGATGGCGTGATCGTAACAGGGGCGTAGCATGCTGGACGATATCATCCGATCGTATATGTATACGCAATACAACGACGATGACAATCTGCGGGCGTTTTTTACTGCGTATAACTCTATGGCGCAGGGCATTTATGACTGGATGGTTAATGCCAACCTGCCGATTTTCATCGGTGACTACAACACCGGTGACCAGCTCCGGTGGATTGCTCATGGAATCTATGGTGTGTTGCCGCCGGTGATTTCCAGCAGCGACCAGCAGGAGATAGGCCCATATAACACCTTCGAATTTAACCAACTGGCATTCAATGAGTACCGGGTGATTGATCAGTCGAACCAGGTTGTTGTCTCCGATGACCTTTTTAAGCGAATCATGACCTGGAATTTTTACAAAGGTGACGGCTTCTATTTCTCTATCCCATGGATAAAGCGGCGGATTCTGCGGTTCCTGTTGGGAGTAAATGGCACCGACATCCTCAATGACCAGCGATGGAGCATCTCGATCCAGTTTGTGGATGGCGGTATCGTGATTTCCATCTATAAGGGGCACCGCAGGTTCACGCGGAGCGCCATCTACAACGCATCGGCCTATAACTCCAGGAAGTACAACCAGAAGGACACGGCCTTTGTGATCACCGAGGATTTCGAGTTCGCCATTTTCTTCAAGCAGGCCATGGATAGCGGTCTTCTGCACATGCCTTTCTATCAGTCCATTTCGGTGGAAATTATTGATTGAAGAGCAATTCCTGTGGTGTAGAATTTATCGCATCCACCACAGCATGGTTATCATTAAAATGAAAAAATTGGCCCTCCTCGGATTATTGTCAGTTTCACTATATACGGGTACTCCCCTTGCAGCTTCATTTGATTGCTCTAAAGCAAAAAGCTTTGCTGAGAAAACAATATGTGAGAACCCCAAGCTTTCAAAGGATGATGATGACTTAAAATATTTGTATGCAAACGCTAAGGCATACACCAAAGACCGGAAGGCGTTTTCTGAGATAACTAAAGCTCTTTTGGATTCAAGAGAGCGCTGCAGTGATCTCAAATGTGTTGATGAATGGTATGATACTGCGTTCGCAATTTACGGTGCCATAAAGGAAACAGGCATACCAGAGACCAATGGCGTAAATGATATATTAAAGAATGAAGGTGTAAAAACACCTCCAGAAATTAAAGAAAAACCTACTGAGATTAAAACTCCGTCAGCAAAAAAGACGAAGGAAAGCAAAAAAGATTTTAGCTTGTACGATTCAAAGGATAGAGCCGCGCCAGTTGAGCATAACGCAATATTATATAAAGACACGCCAGAGGCATTCGAATTTATAGATACACTTGTTGGGTTTGTTAGGCAAAGCTCTTACAAATGTGACTCTGTTAGCTCTTTCATACCTATGGTTACATCGAATGGCTTTACGCTCGCATGTAATAAATTTAGCTACAAATACGAAATTAAAAATAACGGCGGAAATGTCTCAGTTTCTGTAGATAATTAACTCAAAGCCCACGCCAGTGGGATTTCCTAAACAACACATTGATAACATCAAACCCGCTTCGGCGGGTTTTTTTATGCCTAAATCCGGAGGAGACATGGCACTAACCCTTTTGGCTACAAACAACGCAGAAAGCACGCTGGCTTCTGCTATCAGCGCAACCGACACGTCGCTGATCGTTAGCGCTGGAACTGGTGCCGAGTTCCCTGACGCTGTGGCAGGCGAGAGCTACTTTAAGCTCACCCTCACCGATGCCGCCACCGGCTCACAGGTTGAGATCGTGAACGTGACAGCCAAGGCTGGAGATATCTTCACGGTTGAGCGTGCACAGGAAGGTACACTGGCGCGTGAGTGGGCGGCCAATGATATGGTTGCTAACATGATGACCGCCGATACATTGAATGTAATCGCTGATTACTCAAAACAGGCGGCAGATTCTGCGGAAGAGGCGAAGGGATATGCCCTCAGCGCATCAGAATTCGGCGACAATAAATTCACTTTCTACAAAACCTCAAGTGACCCGGATGGAACTATAGCGGGACTGGCGGCTACAACCAATGGGCAGTCGTTTCGCGTAGCTCAGGGTGTGGATGGTATGGATGCTTTCATTACCTACCAGAACGACAATGGCGTAGCGGTGGCGCAGGCTGCACAGCCTGGAACCGCAGCAGTGACTGGGACTATTCGCGAATTTCCTACGCTGGAAGCAGCACAGGCTGACGCTGATGCTGGAAATATTCTTGTTGGGTCAACCGCTTATTACCGCAGCCCTGATAATACTGCGCTTGCTATTGAGGTTATCAACAATAGCGGTGTGCTGTCAGCGACAGGCAGAGTAGTGCCATCTCAGGGGTATGTTGACAGGGTGATAAACACCTCAACAGCCAACGAAAATATTGTAATCACTCTTGACGCTGACGCCAGCCCCGTAGAGGTTCTAGATGATTTTGGCGGGGTGAACATACCTGATGTACCGGGTACTCTCCAGGAAGCTATCGCACCTGTTAAAACAAATCGTGCTCCAGCAATCCTTCGGCTCAGTGATGCTGAAAATGCTGCCTATGGTTCAGTAGATGATTTTGGCGGACTGAACCTCCCAGGCATCCCGGCGTCAGTACAGCACATGCTGAATACCCACCAGGATAAAATTCAGAACCTGATCCGCAATGGTCGGGTGCTTGATGTCCGAGACTGTGGATTTAATGCAAAAACTGGCGAAAACGCCGTATATGCAATCCAGCGGGCGATAAACTGGTTAAGTGGGAAGGGGGGCGGGGTGGTATATCTTCCACAGGCCAATTATTTACTTTCCAGCTATATCACACCTCGTTCAAATGTGTCGATTATCGGTGCCGGAGTAGATAAGTCCGTTCTTCTCCCTTACAAGTCATTTGCCGCTATCCGCCGCATCGGAAATGTAAATGACTATCTGCAGAATGTCATCATGTCTGATTTTACGATAGACGGCGCTAATCAGGTATTAAACCCGACATCTGGTTATCTGCCTGAAATTAAAGGCACGGTCATTCTCTACTGGAAAGACTGTGTAATGGATAAGCTGAAAATGGTTAATACAGGAGCAACAGCGCTGGGCAACGATATGCCTTACAACTGTTCAATCATGCGCTGTTATATCGAGAATGCAGGGCGCCTTGTGCCCAATAGGGATGCGGGGATATGGGAAAGGCCGCTCGGAGCATCAGGGATCGGCCTGGGTACCGGCGCTCTCGATGATGAACCTATTTATGTTGCATTCAACACCGTCAGAAAGTGCGCAAACTTCGGTTTGTTCTTTGAACCGCAGGGAGGCGGAGCAGCAAGAGGCGCTGTCGCGATAGGAAACATTCTGGAGGAGAACTATGCCGGGCTGGCGGATTGTGGCGTGGATGGTTTGCAGGCGATAGGAAATCAGATGCGTTTCAATAAATTCGGCATTCTCCGCTATCCCGGAACCAACAATGACGGGAAACCTGGACGTCGCGGTCAGTTCATTGGAAACATTGTTGATTCAAATACGGATCACGGTATTTACTCCTACAGCACAAAAACAGACCCGTTAATTGGCTGGAACATTTATTCGAACAACCAGGTGACCAATAACGGTAAAGACGGTTTTAACTTCCGCTATACGAACCCTGTCGTTGGGATGCAGAACGAAACGGTAAGCGGAAACCATATCTATGCAAACGGTCGTCACGGCATCAACGTTGAAGAGTCATTGAGTGTAACTAACTGCGATTTCCTCAGTAATAAAATCTGGGGCAATGGTCAGAAAGAGGCTGGCAACGGCGTAAATAGCGCCGTTCCATTCACGGCCTGCTCAATTAATGGTAATCAGATCCGCGATACGCAGAGCACACCAACCCAGCAGTATCCGGTCAACCTTACCGGGGTACTGACGGACGTTGACATCTCCATGAATCACTGTGTCGGCAACGTTAATAACTCAATAAATACACCAAACTCCGCAAATCAGCGCGTCTCTAAAAACATCAATGCAGGGATTTAATCATGTCTTTAAATTTAATCAGTAACAGCGCCCTTAAAGGTTCCCGGAAACTCCCTGACATTAATGCGCCACTCCCTGCTGGTGCTGCCCTCTTTGCCGATTTTGCGGGTTCCCGGTTTGTGATGAAATATGCAACCGGGCAGGTTAAGCGCGGGGCGGAAGTCAAAGAAGTCATTTCCTTTCTGCGCGCCAGCCCGGCCACGCGAATTGGGCCGTTTGGTCTAATTGAATATCTCATGGCAGATGAGCCGGCCATTGAATACCACCCGATGACGCATGAGTGCCTGGGTATTCGTACTGAGTCGGTATCGAATAACCGAATCGCCTGGAGTCAGGATTTCACTCAGGCTGCGAGCTGGACGCCATCAGGCGTGACGCTGACCGCTAACGATGTAGTATCGCCAGACGGAAATACCACGGCGACGAAATTGATTGAAACTGCTGGTAGTTCCGCGACAGCGCATACATTACTGGCGATCACTACGATGGCGGCGACATCGGGCCAGCCCTATACCTTCAGTATCTGGGCGAAAGCAAATACAGGCAGTGTCCTCCAGATTGCTGCACAAGGCGCAGTGGCTACGACTCAGTTTGTTAACTTTGACCTGAAGAATGGGAAGATTGGGAAATCCTCTCCGCAGGTGCTGCAGGCGACAATGCAGGAATTTAAGAATGGCTGGTATCGTTGTGCCATCACTATCACACCGACGTCGTCCGTATCACCACAATTCACACTGGCCCTTACCGGAAGTGATGCGTCAGCGGCAGCGCTGCCGTCTTATGTACCGACAACGCCAGGGTCGGTCTATATCTGGGGAGCACAGCCAGAGCGTCGTGACGGCGCATCTTCGTACATCCCGACAAGTGGCGTAGAGGCATCACGTGCCGCGGATATCTGCACCACGCCGACTAACTACGATGCAGTGTCGTCAGATGCCGGGACCATCCTCATCACCTGTGTGCAGCCCCACAGCAACCAGTCCATTAGCGGAACCTATAATGCACTGGCGTGCGCTACGGTGATTGATAATTCAGTGGCAGGAGAAAGTTTGCGCTTGTCTTACCGAAATCTGACGAACAACAACGGCCAGGCACAGTGGGCGACGGCAGACGCCAGCGGAACATCGCAGTCACTTGAGATTTACAGCATGTGTCCTGTCAGGGATTCAGAACAGACGGCCATTTTCTCGTTTGATAAGCCCACCATGACGATGAAGTTGTTCGATGGGTTCAACTGGTATTCCCGGACCGTTACGCAGCTACCAGCAGCCCTCAACCGGGTTTGCATCGGTCGCAGCTACATTGGGCCGGAAAACTGGTTTAACGGGTACATTAAGAAACTGATTTACTGGCCGCAGGCATTGACTGATACCGAGATGGAAGAGGCCATTTCATATCAGTAATGTTTAACCTTTTCATGCTTCGCACCCGGTAACCGTATGCAAGAGTTACCGGGTTGTTATTGCAGTTGTCATAGAAATTGATAGTTGAAACATCTCTTGAACTTCCCTATCGATTTAAATCCATATTTAAAATTATTCAAAGGCCGCTCAATTGCGGTTTTTCTTTGGAGGAGTTATGGCGCTGAAGCTATTAGCCAATAATAACGCAAAGAGTGTACTCGCTGCAGGTATTAGCGCATCCGCTACCGTTATTACTGTTGGATCAGGGGCTGGTGCTTTATTCCCCTCTCCTGTATCCGGCAAGAGTTATTTCAAATTAACGATAACTGATGCGGCCACGAAAACGATTTCTGAAATTATGCATGTCACGTCTGTATCTGGTGACGTAATGACGGTTATTCGTGGTCAGGAAGGAACTACAGCACGCGTATGGTCAACGAATGACATTGTCGCGAACTTAATGACCGCTGGTTCATTGTTATCATTTCTGCAGATCAGCAATAACCTGTCAGAAATTAAAGATGCCGGCCAGGCAGCAGTAAATGAGGCTCGGTATAACTTAGGGATATCCGATTCATCTGGTTTTGTTGGTCGCCTTCTTGGTGCTCCGAAAACATTTTATGCCAATGGAACTTACACACCATCTGCGTTAGCTAAATATGCGAGAGTAACCCTTACCGGTGCCGGTGGCGGCGGTGGTGGCTGCCAGGCCTCCAACAATACAGAAACCTTCTCCGGTGCCGGAGGCGGCGCGGGAGCAACCATTGTCGTATGGATTGACCTGTCTGCTGCCAGTTCTTATGCGATTACTGTCGGCAAGGGTGGTAAGGGAGGAGTTGGAGCAGTAAGCGGGTCGGATGGGGGCGCAACCTCGTTCGCCAGCCTGTTCTCAGCCCCAGGTGGAAAAGGAGGCGTAAAGTCAGGTGTGTCCAATACTGCCGGCGGCGCAGGAGGTACGGCTGCGGCCGGAGACATTAGGATCAACGGTGGCACTGGTTCAGATGGCCAGACAGGGACGAGCCTTATGTCGGGGAATGGCGGAGCATCGTTTTTTGGCGGTGGTGGACGAGCAGGATCTCAGGCTGGCATCGCTGGCGCTGCTCCCGGATCAGGTGGTGGTGGCGCATATGACCTCGGGTTTACCAGCACGGTTTATACCGGCGGTGATGGCGCTAATGGTATGGCGATTGTGGAAGAATTCGCGTAATGGGGCATGGGTGGGGCATGGGAAATCAGTGAATTTCGCCAAATATCACAAACAACGCATGTTGGATGCTATCTCCAGCCATTAAAAATGGCGCTCCTGGACGATATTTGTCGATTTTTAAATTTACCGCGTCACGCAGTTAAAATGGCGGGCATACTCTTCAAGGCCGGTGATGCCAAGGCGCACCCATTTAGGGTGCGACCATTGCGGGAGCCCGATATAAATCAT